CAGCAGTAAGAGTAAGACCAAACCCTCCTGTAGTTGGGTTGCCCACCAAAAAACGTGTTTCAGGATCTTCTTGTATTCTTCTAACAGCTTCTTTACGTGTTTGAACATCTACAGCACCATATATACTTACCACAGATTTTTTACCATATTTTTTTTCTAAAAATTCTATGATTTCAGTAATGTTATAAATGTAATTAGCCCAAATAATTATTTTACCATCTGTTTCTTCAAGTATTTCATCTAAAGCATTAAGTTTTGATTTGTGCAAAGTCATGATTGCACCATCATCGTTTTTAGTAAACCCATTACAGACCTGGTGAAGTTTAATAATTTCAGTCAATTTGTTGGAAAAAGAAATAGTGCTATCTTCAACAATTGCTAAAGCTGTAGTCCTTAGTTTTTCATAGATTTGTTTGCCCTCACCTTCTAATTCTATATATCTTTTTTGCCTGACTTTTGGTTTTAGATCAAGGCATTCATCCTTACGAATACGGGTAGCAAATTGTTTTAGTTTTGTTTCTAATTCTTCAAGTCTTTTGTAATATTTAGGAACACTTATGTATCTTCCAGACCCTACAGGTATATCAGTCATTTCAGCATATCTATTTCTAAAAGCCAAATAACTAGTAAAACCTAATAGTTCTGGACTTAAAAATTGACATTGTGTATATAAATCTAATGGAGATTTTGTTACTGGCGATCCTGTTAATATACGCCTTATCAGAGCTAGTCTTTGTAGTGCTAAAATATTTTTTGTTCTTTTTGCTGATCTGTTTTTTATTGTGGTTGATTCATCTACCGTTACAAAATTTAATTTATTTTCTTTAAGATATTCAACACAAGCATTAAAGCCCCTTTTAGTAGACAAAGCTTCAACATTTATTAAGAAAATTTTTAGATCTTTATAAGATTCTAATGCATGATACTCTTTTGGTTTATCAACATTCCATCTGAATATTTTATATTTTAAAACATCAGGCATATGAGTTTCTATTTCATTTTCCCAATTTAAATAAACTGATTTAGGAGCAATAATTAAAGCTGAATTTATTTTTCTTTGAAAAAAAAGATAAGCCATATTATCAATGGTAACTTTTGTTTTGCCTGTTCCCATCTCCATGAAGTAAGCCCACTGCGTTTGTTCTGCAGATTGATTCAAAGCATTTCTTTGATGCTCATATGGGGTAGTCTTATACGGGTATTTCCACATCCTAAATTATATATATTTTTTTACTTGCAAAGGTCAAGAAAATAAAATAATGACATTGACGGAGGAAATATGGAAAAAATAGATATTGAAAAAATGTCTAATATAGATCTTAGCCAAGAAAGTGTTAAGTCTATTTCAGATAAATGCAATGAACTAAAAAGTCTTCGAAAAAATATTGAAGATGAAGAAGAAAAATTATCTACTCTAAAAAACAAAGCTCGTGATTTAGAGGAGAGAACAATTCCAGAGATGATGCAGGAAGCTGGTGTATCTTTGCTTAAGCTAAGTGATGGATCTACTGTAGAAGTAAAACCATTTTATGCAGCAAAAATTCCTGAGTCACGTATTGATGAAGCCTTTGGTTATTTGAGAAGTAACGGATTTGAAGATCTAATTAAAAATACTGTTACGGCATCATTTGGCAGAGGACAAGACAATCAAGTCTCTGAATTAATAAGCGTATGTGAAAAGTTTGGATTCAACTATAATAAAAAAGAAAAAGTTGAACCCATGACTTTAAAGGCGTTTGTTAAAGAACAAGTTGAAGGCGGTAAGAAATTACCATTTGATTTGTTCGGTGTGTACATCGCAAATAAAACGAAAATAACTAACAAATAATAGGTAATACTATGAAACTAAAAGACGGACAATCGAACGAAGTAGCGATTAAAAAAGAAGCCGGTGCAGTTGCTGCAATAAATATTGAGCAATTCGCTGATGAAGGATTTGATAACGTAGATTCAAAAAGTCTAGCGTTACCATTTCTAAAAGTTCTTGGACAATTATCACCACAAGTTACGCAAGGTGATAGCCAATTTATAGAATCGGCAAGACCAGGAATGATCTACAACACAGTAACAAACGAGTTATATAATGGTGCTGAAGGTATGAATGTTATACCTTGTTTTTATAAACTCGAATACATTGAATGGAAGGACAGAGATAAAGGTGCTGTTGCTCCAGTTAATGTCTACCCATCTGATTCTGATATCATGTCTAAAACAACTAGAGGTGAGGACGGTAAAGATAGGTTAGAAAATGGTAACTATGTAGAAGAAACTGCTTCACACTATGTAATGGTGGTGGAAGAAGATAAATCTTCTACGGCTTTAATCACTATGAAATCTACTCAAAGAAAAAAATCTAAAAAGTGGAATTCTATGATGATGTCTCTAAGAGCAAAAAGAAAAGATGGTAAAGGTTTCTTTAGACCTGCACCATTTACCCAGGAGTACAAACTTAAAACTGTTTTAGAAAAAAACAATTTAGGTTCATGGTACGGTTGGGAAATAGAGCACATCGGCCAAGTTGAGAGCGAAGAAACAATCAAAGCAGCCTTTGACTTTTATGAGTCATGTAAGAAAGGCGCAGTGAGAACAGTTCACTCCAACGAAGAGAAAACAGAAAAAACTCCATTCTAATAATGGAGATACTTGACAAGACCTTGGGAGAGTTTGTAGAACTCTTCCAAGGCTCTACTACATATTTTGGCGCTTCCGTACCTTTGGGTCACAAACGTGATCGTGATGGTAAGCAAGAATTCAGACATTGGGTTGAACCTAAACCCATGACCAAGGATGATTGGTTACAACATTTAAAAGGAGAAAAATATTATGGAAGTGTCCCTATCAGAGATGATAATTCATGCAGTTGGGGGGTCATCGATGTTGATCGCTACAATATACAACATAAGGAAGTTATATCAGTTATACGGAAAAGGAAATACCCGCTCGTCCCATTCAGATCAAAATCCAACGGACTCCATTTAATTTTATTCATTGATGGTGTTGTTGCAGCATCATCAATGAGAAAAAAATTATTAGAGATCGCATCTGATTTAGGTGTCAATGATACAACAACTGATATTTACCCTGCGCAGGATGAAGTTGATCTAACTCCTGAGAGTTGGGATCAAAAAAGAAAAGGTAATTTTGTAAACCTGCCTTATCAAAAAGCACACATGACAACAAGAGTTTGCATGGATAATGATGGCAACTCAATTAAACTAGAAAATTTATTTAAGTTTGTATCAGAATATAGACTTACCCCTGCACAATTTAAAAAGCTAAAAGTATTTCAAGATGATGACACAAAAGATTATCCACCTTGTGTAGTTAATTTCATGAAAAATAAAGTTAACAAAGGTGAAGGTCGTAATGATGCTATGTTTAATGTAGCTGTGTTGGCTAAAAAAATAAATCCAGATCCTGTAATGTACGAAGATTGGACACGTAACATGATGTCTAAGGTATGCTCTGAACCACTCCATCCGCAGGAGTTAAATAATATTTTTAAAGGTGTAGAGAATAAAGAATATACTTATAAATGTAAAACATCTATTGCTAGAATGCATTGTTCCTCTGCAACTTGTTTAAGACGAGCACATGGTATTGGTAAGAATGAAGCTTTGCCTGAAGTTGGTAAACTTACAAAAGTAAATTCATATCCAGAACCTTATTGGATATTACCTATTCAAGGTAAATCAATTAGATTATCAACAAAACAATTATACCAACAGCAGTTGTTAGGAGAAGCGCTGCTTAATTATGATATTGTTTGGAGATCTTTAAAACCAACCAAAAGAGATCCAGATCCTTATAGAGATTGGCTAGAAGAGTTAATGTCTAACAAACAAGACATGGAAGGCTTTGATGGTGTGGAGGAACTTACTGATGTGTTTAATTCTAGAATGTCTAGGTTCCTTGAAGATGTTGAAGATACTACTGAGTTTGATCAAATAGATTCTGGAAATATTTGGAAGGATGATATCGAAATGAGATTTAAATTAGAAACCTTTAAAAACTTTATGAAAAAAATGGGTTATAATTGGAATGAAAAAGAATGTACAAAATTTTTAGAAACAGGAGGTGCACAACCCAAGTCTAAGTTTAAAGGTATACAATCTAGGCACTGGGTAGTAGCGCTGCCAAAACAGAGTGAGCACAGAAATAAAGATGTCAAGTTCGTTAAAGCAAAAGCTGCGTGGGAAGACAATTAAAATATTTGGACCTCCAGGTACAGGTAAGACTGAAAACTTACTTAAAAGAGTTAAAAGATATTTAGAAAAAGGTTACTCACCAGATGAGATTTGTTACGTATCTTTTACCAACAAGGCTGTTAATGAATGTGTTGCAAGGGTAAGACAAAAGTTTAAAGGTTATGATGAAGATGCTTTCACATATTTTAGAACACTACATTCTTTGGCCCGACAACAGTTTGCTGAAATTCCCGTATTAGATCCAAAGGCAGACCTGCTGATGTTTCATACTCAGTACGGAACTGTGAAGGTTGGTTACAAAGATAATTATGATGATGCGAAAGTTTATAACAACTGGTCACTTCAAATATATGACAGGGCAAGAAACATGAAAGTTGATCCTGTGTGGTTATATAAACAACAAACTAGAAAGTCTGTTAGATTACAACAGTTCAAATCTATCATTGCAGGGTATCAAGAATTTAAAACAATGGAGATGGAGAACGGCCAACGGACACCGGACAGGTTAGACTTTACTGACATGGTAGAAAAATTTATTAACGATGGATTAATTATTCCTTTTAAGGTTTTGATGGTAGATGAAGCTCAGGATCTAACACCGTTGCAGTGGGATATGGTTGTAAAGATAGCAAGTGCAGTAGAGCGAGTTTACATTGCGGGAGATGATGATCAAGCAATTTACGAATGGAATGGTGCCGATGTGGACCTATTTCAAAACTTTCCAGGTAAAACTTTAGTGTTAAAAAAGTCAGTTAGACTAAACAAAAATATACATTTCTTTTCCAATTGTTTACTAAATAGTATGGGAGATAACAGAGTTCAAAAAGAATTTCACTCAAATGGTAAGGAGGGAGCAATCTATAGATGGGGTGGTTTAAAAAAAGTACCTTGGAATATGGATGGTAGTTGGATGGTGTTGGCTAGAATTAATGATGTGAAAAAGGAGTTGCAGCAGGAGGCAAAGAACTTAGGTTTGTATTACCAAGATCAAAAAAATAATAAGTCTTTTGATCCTAATCAATTTTCAGCAATTAATTATTGGGAGAAGATTTGTGAGGGTGGTAGTATTACTAGAGAAGAAGCTACAACAATGTACGAGTTCTTGTTAAACATTGACCACGGCTACCGGTCAACGGACAGTAAAAAATGGAGTTTTGCACATCCAAATCAAGTATTTACTTTTGATGAATTACATTTAAGGTGTGGTATGCGAGACGAAAAGGGTCCTTGGACTGAAGTGTTTAAAAGAAAATTTAAAGATAAAGATAAAAAGTATTTTCAAAAACTTATGAAAGAAGGTGTGGATTTATCACAACCTCCTAAAATAATTATTGATACTATACACCAGGTAAAAGGTGGTGAAGCAGATAATGTTGTCCTGGCGAGCAAATGTAATTTTCCATCACACTTTGATAAAAAAAATTTAGCAGATAAAGTAAAAGAACTTAGGGTTTGGTATACGGGTGCCACTAGATCTAAAAGCACACTCCATCTGTTGGGTACCTATCACCAATATAATTTTCCATTGGGAAAATATTACAAACAATATGAGGCTAACTATGTCAGATAAAAGTATGTTCGATGAAGCATTTCCACAAGATAGACAAATTGGGGGATCTCACTACCAACACTTTTCAATTCAACCTTGGACATTTATTAGAAAAAATGGTTTAAACCCATTTCAAGCAAACGTTATAAAATATGTTTGTAGATATTTATTCAAGGGAAAACAAATAGAAGATTTAGAAAAAATAAAACACTATTGTGATTTAGAAATAGAACATTTAAAAGATGCCAAAAAAGAAAAGTAGATTAATTAAATGTGAAGTGTGTAATGTAATACCTTCAGTAATTATTCATAAACAAGTTTATTATTGTGCGGATTGTTATATATTCGAATGTAAAATTCCTATGAGTGAAGCAATACAAAATTTATATGCTGAAGGACAAACTGCAAAACTTAAAAACTAATGACTCATCAATTAAACTTTATATACAATGATAGTGATTGGGTAGCTCCATCAGAGTATCCAGACTTATCTCAAGCAACTGAAATAGCAATTGACCTGGAGACTAAAGATCCAAACATAAAAACTAAAGGACCAGGATGGGCAACCTTTGATGGTGCAATAGTTGGTTTTGCTGTGGCTGCACTCGGTCAACAATGGTACTTCCCAATTCAACATGATGCTGGTGGTAACATGGACTTGGCCATTACCACTGCTTGGATGCAAGATATTTTAAAAACTGATGCCACTAAAATATTTCATAACGCAAGTTATGATGTGGGTTGGCTATTAGTTAATGGTTTTGAAATCAAAGGTAAGATAGTTGATACTATGATTGCTGCTGCACTAATCAATGAAAACAGATTTAGTTTTAGTTTAAATGCATGTGCTAAAGATTATTTAGGTGAAATTAAAAATGAGACGTTTTTGAATGAAAAAGCCAAAGAATGGGGAATTGATCCAAAAGCTGACATGTGGAGGCTGCCTGCGGGCTACGTAGGCTTCTATGCTGAGCAAGATGCAGGCCTAACCTTACGTTTATGGCAAGTGCTAAAAACAGAGCTATCTAAGCAGTCCCTGCACGATGTTTGGGAAATGGAGATGGAATTATTGCCTATTTTGATAGATACGAGGCGAAGAGGTATTAGAGTTGATGAAGAGAAGGCTAGAGGTTTAAAAAAAGAATTTGTTAGTAAGGAAAAAACAATTTTACATGATATTAAAAAACAAACTACATTAGATGTAGACATCTGGGCTGGAAGATCTGTAGCGCAAGTGTTTGATCGAATAGGTGTAGACTACCCACGGACACCGAAAACCGGAGAACCAAGCTTTACCCAAAATTGGTTAGTGAACTGTGATAACCCGATAGCGCAACTAATAAGACAAGCAAGAGAAATAAATAAATTCCATTCAACATTCATCGACTCCATTCAACGTTATGTCCACAAAGGTAGAATACATTCTGAAATAAATCAACTAAGATCTGACCAGGGCGGAACTGTATCAGGACGTTTATCATACTCCAACCCTAACCTGCAACAGATCCCTGCAAGAAATAAGGAGTATGGAGATAAAATTAGAAGCTTGTTCTTACCTGAAGAAGGTAAACAATGGGGTAGTTTCGACTACTCACAACAAGAGCCTAGGCTTGTTGCTCACTACGCTGCATCTGTCAATGACCATTTTGAAGGTGCAGCGGAGTTCATAGAAGCATATAAAAATGAAGCTGCAGACTTTCACCAAATCGTAGCTGAGATGGCAGGTATCACTAGAACTCAAGCTAAAACAATTAACCTTGGTTTATTTTATGGTATGGGCAAAGCTAAATTAGGAAAAGAATTAGGTATTAATAAGGATAGAGCTGAAGCTCTATTAAGGCAGTATGGTGAGAGAGTGCCTTTTGTTAAAAGATTAGCCACTGAAGTAACTAACAGTGCCTCAAAATTTGGCTTTATTCGAACCGTAGGGGGTCGTAAATGCAGATTTGACATGTGGGAGCCTGCTACCTTCGGAATGAACAAAGCCATGCAGTACGAGGAGGCTAAGGCAGTTTATGGAAACAACATCAGAAGGGCTTTTACATATAAAGCTTTAAATAGATTGATCCAAGGATCCGCTGCAGATCAAACAAAACAGGCAATGATAAATTGTTACAAAGCAGGATTTAAACCATTATTACAAATTCATGATGAACTTTGTTTTTCTATTAATGAAGAATCAGATATATCAGCGGTGAAAAATCTTATGGAAAATGCAATTCAAACACTCAAGGTGCCTTCAAAAGTAGACATAGCGTTAGGTAAATCTTGGGGTGAGGCTAAAGAGAGTAGCTAATATTTCCAGAACAAGTAATTCTATAATCATCACTAGTGTAAAAAGGATAAACCAAATGCTGTAGTCTTGCAGAAAACATAATCATTCTGTTTTCAAAACTTTTATCAACAGGAACATTTAATTCAGATATCTCTCCCATAGAATCAAAAGTCATAAAACTTAATTTTGAAGTCATCGACTCACAACTAGCTTGTGGGTAGACCTGCATCTCATCATCTAAATTATAAGGTATTTTTAAAAAAATAATAAATGATAAAAGACCTGAGTGACCATGAAGTGGATTAAATTCATGTTTTTTTTGTAAATTAATCCAAAGATTTTGTAACTCATATTTAGGTTCTTTAATCAATTTAAATTTTTCTAAATGATATTGTATTATTGGGTGTTCAAGTTTTCTAAGTAAAAATTCATCAATAAAGTTTGGTCTAGTATCGTAACCATACTCTTCATTAATCTGCCCAGCTAAGCCATCATTAAATTTTTTATTAGGTATATTATTCAATAACCATTCAGTAACGTTTGATGGTACTTCATCTACAGACAAAATACCGTTATTTTCAAATTTCTGTTTAGTGTTGTACCAATTACTCATCTGATAAATTAAATGTGAAAACACAAACCATTCTAATACCTTTATCAGGAAAAAAATGTTTATGTTCTATTCCATCAAAAATTATAGCTTTATTTTCTTCTGGGGTTATTGATTTATTAATAGATGGTATGACCGTATCGCCTGAACTATTATTTAAATAGAGTAATAATTGTTTGTGAGGAAATTGGTGGTCTGTATGCAAAGGTACTTCAAAAATAAAACCGTTATAAAAAGTTACATTTAAAGATATTCTAAAAATATTTTTTAATTTTAAATTATTCTTTTCAAGAATGTAAATTAATAACATCTCAAAAAAAGAATACTCATCACTTTTTTTTCCATTTCTATCTAAAATCTCACAACAAAAATGAAATCCATTGTCATGTGCTAGCGCAGCATTTTCACTAAAATAAAAATTAATTTTTCTATCTCTTATTTTTGTAAACAATTGTTGAAGTTGATCGTTTTGTAATGCTTGGTTATCTTCAATAAACATAAATTATTTTATTATTAATTTTTGTAACTCAGGTAAATATATATATTTAAGTAGGCTATTATCAAATAATTTTTTAAGATCATAAATAGTTTCTACTAAAACTTCTCCAGGTAAATTAAGACTAGTATTTATAAGTAATGGCACTTTTGTTAATTCATTAAAAGAACAAAGTAAGTTAAAAAATAAATTATTATTTTCAGAAGTCACTGTTTGTATTCTAGATTTATTATCCTTAGATATTCCTGCAGTGAGTATATTTTTTTTATCATCATTTAAATCAAAAGCATACATCATATATGGTGATTCTTCTATTGGCATTTTAAACCATTCCTGAGATTTTTCTTTTAATATCGAACATGCAAATGGTCTAAACCATTCTCTTTTTTTTATTTCATTTAATTTTTGAGACGCATCCTTATGTGTAGGATTCATCAATAATGATCTATTACCTAATCCTCTTTGTCCTTGCTCACTTCTTGACTGAAAGATTGCTACTGGATCATTAACTAAAATTTTAGCAACATCACCAGGGGTTACATCTATGATGTCATGCTTGAGAAATAATTCTGTATCTAATGGTTGCGGGATTCCTAGATAAATATCCTTGTTAATTATTTTATTTTTTGTGTAGTAGTTTGCAGCGCCTAAGCTGAGACCAAAATCACCATTAAATGGGTCACAAAATAAATCTTTAAACTGATATAAAAGTTTTGAGTTAAACAAAATATTTTGAGCGCATCCACCTGTAAAAATCAATTCATGTTTTAAATCATTTCTTGAAATAAAATTGTGCATTTCAATCTCAAAAGTTTTTTGAACTTCTTTTGCTCGGTTATCAAACAAGCTCCAGGCCATTGTCTTCCCGCAATCTAAGGAATGAAAAAAATGTTTTTCCGTAAACAATTCATATTTTTTTCCAATCATATTAAACTCAGTCAGAATATGTTTTAACTCCCCATCATATGTATAATAACTTTCTTGTTCGTAAGTATCTTGCAACGGTGCTCCTGCACCATCACAAACAATTATGTTTTTTAAATTTTTATTCCAAGTCAAAGAACAAAAAGCGTGAAACAAATGATGAAATTCTACACCATAATAATGTATCGGAATGTCTTTTAATTTTTTATTACTTTTAAAAATCTCATACCAAAGTTGTGATGAATGAAAAATTGTATGACTTAATAAAATAATATCAATTTTAAGTTTTTCTATCTCTTCTATTAATTCTTTTACGGGAAAGTTAGCATGTTTAAATCTATTATAACGATCTATCTGTGTGTGAAAAACAATTTTATTGTTTGAAATGTAAGTAACACAACCATCGTGGGAAGAATATATTGAAAGAATATTCATAAAATTTATAAATCTATAGTGTGATACCAACCAGTAACTATTTTTTTCTCTGTAGAGTGAGTTATCAAACCTCTGTGAGTATGGGTCCAATGTGCAGGCCAAATTAAAGTTAAACCTTTTTTAGCTTCTGTTTTTAACTTTTGATAATAAAATTCAGTCCCACCATCAGGAATGTCATTGAGGTAAGTCATAAAAACTAAAACTCTTTTGTAACTATCTAAGTCCATCGGATTTTCAAAATGCCATTTTTTGAAACCACCACCTTTTTTATAATGTTGTAAGTTGTATTCCTCAGTAATATTAAATGGTGCGCATTGATCTAAGTAAGGATAAATTTTTATGTATTCTTCTAAACAATTTTGTAAATACGATCTGTAATGCCTGAAAGGAAAATCTAAAAAGTTTGGTTTGATGTACAAATCCATTGAATCTTTATAATCAAGATCTATTCCATCTAAAGTTTTACCTTGTGTAAAAGAATTTTTATTCTTATCCATGAACTCAATAATGTCATCACAAATTTTATGTGGGATAAACCAGCCACCGATAAAAGAATTTAGTTGTGTAGGGTAATTAATTAATTTTTCATTTAGGATATTTTCATTAAGGGACATAAATAGCCTAGGAATTTATATGAAAAAAATAATTTTTGCTAGTTTTTAACTAGCAATGTCTAAAAGACCTTTTTTAGCGTCTTCTACACTTTGATCATTGATCTTAGTTCTAAGTTCTTTGATCTTAATGTCTATCCACTTCATGTCAGTAGTTACCCTACCCTGTGCTAACGCTTGCGTTGCCCACTTGGACTCCAACTGAAGTTTCTCCGATATCAACTTTTGTAGCATCTCGGTCTATCTCCTCGAAGGTTAAGAAAAGATGATCAGGATTATAAAAACCTGGCCCTTCTCTCTCAATTGTATCTCCTGAGTCAACCTTCTTTACAAAACACTCAAGAGCTGCTTTATCGTTCTTAGCCTCAAGTATCTCATTAATATATATGTTCTTATAGTTTACTTGGACGCGATACAGCTTCATGCAATATTATATATCAAATAGTACCATTAATGCAACTAGGAGGGTGTTCCGGGTTCTTTTATGTCAAGACCTTTACATTCAAATTTTACAGCGATTTTTTCCTCATTTATTCGGTCTAAACCGTAATAATCATCTTTTAATAGTTCTTGATAGGTAGCAGATGCAATTCTATATCCTGCTTGAACGCAATCATAATGGCTTTTGAAAGTAAATCCTGAGACTTGAGAGTCAGGGCATTTACCCGTGGCCATACTACATAAATACAAAATTAAAACGTACTTCATTGTCCTATATTATCCTATTTTATTATTTACTTGCATATCCCATTAAAATGATTATATATCTTTTTATGAATAATAACAAAGAGGTTATCATGAATAATGACAAAAAAGAAGCTACTTCAGGTGCGGCTGAAAACCTGCGAGAAGCTTTGGTTTTAAGACCCGAATGGGAAATAAAACAGAAAACCAGTGAAACACAGAATAGTTTTACTGTTACTTTCAGCGAGTCCAAAAAAGTGTTGGAGCTTACAGTAGATGGTGAAGTTTACAGAAGTGTAAAAGTCGATGACATTACTTCTGGTAAAATTAAATTTCACGATGCTTTAAGTCATGTGTCAGTAAAATTTGACTTGTGGGGGCATAATGCCAAAAACTAGTTCTTCAGAAGTTTTTACAAATTGGTACACACAGGTAAATGAACTTTTAAATCAATTACCTAGAACAACCATAGATGGTCAACCATTAGAATATTCTGATGATGAATTTCAAAACACCATGCGTAAACTGCAACAGTGTTCCTTGAAGTTTGAAGATATGCCTATCTATATTATCAACGAAAAAGTAGCTGCAGAACTTTGCTACGATCAACTAAGAGGTTATGAGGAAAATGAAAGATCTGATATTTAGTATGATTTTTATTGCACTCTTAACAATCATACCTGCCAAGATATTATTATTTTTATTTGGTGGGTTAATTTACTTAATGTTCTAACCAAGAGGAGAAGATATGAACAAAGCTATAAATAATAAATTTTTTGAAACTACGGATTATACGAAGTTCAAAAAAACTAGAGGCAACAGACCTGTAGACGAAGCACACGTGGAGCAACTGAAAAAGTTAATTTCAGAAAAAGATTTATATGATCCGATACGTGTAAATCAAAACATGGAAGTTGTTGATGGCCAACATACATTAGAAGCCAGAAAACAATTAGATCTAAAGATACCATATATAATTATGAACTCTGATGATCCCTTAGATGTTGCAAGACTTAACACAGGTCGTAAGAACTGGTCATTGAATGATTATCTAAATCAACACTGTGCCAGAAATAAAATGGACTACAAAATTTGTAGAAACAAAATGCAACAATACGGAATAAATGTTGCTGAGATGGTAGTCCTACTATTAAAACAAACTTCAATGTGGGCTAGGATCAGTAATGATTTTAAAACAGGTGGGTTTGTAATACCTGCAGGAGGTATTGAGCATGCTGATAAAATTGGATCACAATTGATGCAGCTTAAAAAATACTTTTATGGTATGGAGTCAACTAAGAACAAAAGATTCAAACGTTCGATGGTTGTGTCATATATTGTAGCAGACAAACATCCTAAATTTGATCACAAGAGATTTAAAACAGCTTGTAAAAGTAAATCTTCTTGGTTTTTAACAGGTACTTCAACAGCAGATTATGTTTCAATTATTGAAAGAATTTATAATGCAGGGTTGACTACTAAAAATAAAATTAATTTAGTTGAATTTTACAAAAGTAAAGAGTATCAAGAAAAATAGGAGACAGGACAATGGACATAGAAAGATGGAAGTCATGTGCAGTAGATATCGAATCGTACACAATTATTAGAGCCATGGGGAAACAAGGTTTTAGAAGACCTGGCTCTATGATTGCAAAATTAGTCGATGATGAAATTCGTAAGATTGCTAAGAAGGAAGGTAAATCTTATGAAAACATGAAACAAAATTTACTATCAGAAGGCAAGAAGCTGCTCAATGGTAAATAGTGATTAGGTTGAGCGCTGCAGACGGTTAACCCTCAATCTAAAAACGAAAAAGGCCCGGGAGACTGGGCCTTTTTTTTACTTGCAATACAAATTATAATCAAATAATAACAAAGAAGTATTCCTAAGCCTAAATGAAATAAGTGGGGCTTTCAAAACACTTTATTTTCACCGAACAACGAATCATAAAATTAACTTTAATAAAAGGATATTTTGTGGGCAAAGCTGTTAAAAAGAGCAGTGAAGAAACATTGAATCAAGCATTGGACAAGCTAGTGATGGTGTGTCCAAATAAAAAAACTTATGATGAGTTAACAAGTTTGATGTTTCAGTTGTATTGTGGAAATGACTTTGGTTTAGGAAATTTCAGTCTTTCTTTTCTTGATAAAATCGAGAATAGATGGCGATCAGGACGTAAAGCTGCAGCGAAAGCTAAAGGCATTAGCCTGGTTGTTAAAAATGTGTAACCACGGTGTATTATCCCAATCCATATCTTTTCCCGCATCGTGGTTATGCAAATGGAATACAAGACATCAAGGAAATTAACTCAAGAAACAATTGAATATGCTGCGGAAATGGATCCGATGGAGCGTAATAATTTTTTAGATTTAATTTCAGATCAGTATCATATAGCAAAGCACAAAAAATACCCTAAACGAGAGGTTAAAAAATTTAGTGATTTGCTCACCAAACTTGTTAAAAAATTTGGGAATTAAGTTGGCTATGGAGCTTATTAAGGAAAAACCTTTAAGCGAACAACGATTGTTCCAGGCTATCATTGTCCAGGCGTTGGAGGATGTGATGAATATTTCAAGTTTTAAAAAGGAAGCTTATTGGAAGGAAGATGCCTACAAATGGTTTTACAGTAATTCTATAGACTTTCAGGATGTTTGTTGGGCAGCTGATATGGACCCAGAATTAATTCGTGGAGAGTTTTTTAAATTAGTTAAAATAAAAAAAATTAGATTTTCTAAGATGCAGACTCATTGGTTAAACTATAGAGAGTTATATAGATTGTATCGAGAGGCAGGTTCTAAGGAAGAGAGAAGAGAAATTAAAAAAAGAATTGATCGAGAGAATTTAAAAAGATTAGAGTAGTCATGGTGGGTGAATTTTTGGGTATCCTGGGATTAGCAAGAGAGCAAGATAGATAACCCCAGGAGTAGCTAATAAGAACCTAAGAAAGTTCATGTGTAAATAATAGCATATTCAGAGAAAATGGACAAGGAATAACGGCCACCGGAAACCGAACCAGTTGATGTTCCCGATGACCGGAGATGTTTATAAATCATTTTTACTATATAGATATTCTAGAGTAATTAAAATAGAAAAGTGCTCAGAGGGTAATAGTGGTGTATCTGGTGTATCCGAAGAAGAATAATGTATATATATCAATACTTTAAGTACGTTTTTATGGTGTATCTATGGTGTATCCATGGTGTATCTGGGATACATCACTCTTGCGGAGCAGCTGTCAGTTGGTTAAAGGTGTATAGTCAAAGGTCTGAAATATCTATATAATTAAATTATGAACAAAAAACAAATTTACGTGGTAGACATGATAGATCGATTTGGTAAAGATAGAGTTGTGAGAGCTTTAACTAAAAGAAGATTTACAAATAGAAAAAAAGTTGAACAACGTAAAACAGGCCAAAAGCATATGGGTTTCAAAAAAGGTGGTTTAAATAAATAATGCCTGGTGGTTTAAAAAAGAAAGAACTCAGAACTGATTTAGATCTCACTCCAAAACAAAAAATGTTTGTTGAGATCCTCGTAAAAGATTGGGGATCTATTACACAACACGAAGCTTTAAAAAGAGCTGGTTACGATTGCAAAGATGAGAATAGTGCAAAATCAACTGCATCACAATTGTTATCAAGAAAAAACAGTCCTCATGTTGCAAAATATTTTGATAAAAGATTTCATCAAGAATTAAAAAAATACGAAGGTGACAACCTTAGAAGATTTAAAAGATTAGATAGAATTTCAGATAAAGCAGAAAAAGATAAACAGTATGCTGCTGCAATTAATGCTGAATATAGATCTGGTCAATTAGCTGGTGCTTACGTTGATAGAAAAGAAGTCAGAGTAAGTGGTTTGGAGGGTATGTCACGTGAAGAACTTGAAAGTAAACTTAAGGAGTTATCCGAAAAGATCGATGGGTACAACTCCAAAACAGTTGAAGCTGAAGTCACAGACGTTATTGAAAAAAGCTAGTTGGTCTGAGTTTATAAAATTGTTTAATCAAAAACATAACGCACTGCTTACGTCAGTTGGTGTGGTAGAGGTAAAGGTTGATGAGAAAAAAAATAGCAATTCCTAAAAAAACTAAAAGCGAAATAGAAAAATATCCTATGGTTTCTGTAGAATGGTTTGATATCGTCTCGGACAGTTCGTGGACTAGTTTTGATTCATTAAAAAAATCTAATTTGGCCACCTGCATCACCAAAGGTCATCTGTTAAGTCAATCAAAAGGTGTTACTAGAATCTTTGGAGATTACTCATTTTCAGACAATGGAAAAGATATTGAAAGTATTGGCAACACAACTATAATTCCTAACTCAGTCATTAAAGAAATAAAAAAGTTAAGTTAAAATATGTCAGGAAAAAATCCAGAAAGCAGGCTTTGGCAAAAGGTAAAGCTAGGACTTAACCAATGTTTCCTAACTCGCATAGAATCTAGCTCAATCAATGGTATTCCTGATGTACATGGTGTTCATAAACAAGGAGTATTTTGGATAGAACTTAAATCTGATAAATCAAATTATCCTAAACTAAATCGATGGCAAATTGTTTGGATTAACCGATATATAAAAGCTGGAGGAACTGTATTTATACTTCATGAAAACTTGGGTAAGACCCTCTCTGAAAGACGTCTTAAACTGTACAGACCGGTGTCCGTGTTCACTGATCCTCGTTCCCTCGTCTCGTTTGCCTCGTTCTCGTTCCCGTTACAATGGCCAACGGTCCAGCAGCGCATCCTTCAGGAGCTGGTGCAGCCCGATCCAGCACAGCAGGTGGCGTAAGCTCGTT